AAAAAAAGGGGCGGCTTGCGCCGCCCCTGTCGATCAGGCCTGAACCTCGGTCGCGGTGGTGTCGGGCCTCGGAGGCTTCGGCGCCTTTTTGCCTTCGATCCACGCGACTAGTGTGCGGGCCGCCCGGATCACGTCGACCGGAATCTCCGCGCCGTTGTCCTGCGCTTTCTTGATTCGGTCCGTCAACTTCGCGACCGTCGCGCTGGCGATTGCCTCCTGCACCGTTTTCGCCTCATGCGATCCGCGAGGCGCAGTCTTCCGCGCATCGTGTTTCAGCGCGTTGCGCCACGCGTTCGACATCCGGTCGCCGATCAATTTGCTGAGAGTCGCAACCGCTGCTTTCCGCGTAGCGGAATTGGCAAGGCTCTTGCGAGCCGGGAGCGCCATTTCATGGAACGCCTCAGCATTCGGCAGACCGAGCGCGAGATGCGCCTTCACCCACTCGTGCGCCATTGGCATCGCATTTTCAGAGTATTCCCGGTCCAGACGGCGGATCATCCCGCGTTCGATATCGTCCCGGTCGAACTTGATGCGGCCGTCCGCTTTCGCGAGTACCAAGAGCGGTTTCACATCCTTCCACGAAGGCAAATCCGCGCCCGCTTCAATGATGCGCGCCTTCTCGAACGTGGCGCGCACCCTAGCGGATAGCAGTTGCGCATTGAACACAGCGCCGCTGAGCGAATCTCCCATATCGATACCGGATGCGAACGCGACGACGGGCGCACGCTTGGCAATTACGGACTGTTCTACTTTGGACATTTTCATAACTGTATAGACTCCGTTGGCATCGCGACGACGTGCCGCGATGTGAGACCATTAAAGCATAATAGGTATACTTTGTCAACACGAATTTTCGGCGCAGCGCCGAAAAACGCGGCTCTCGCGCGCACGGCGCGGTGTTCTGCCCGGTCCCGGCGCGCTCTCGCGCGCGCCCGCACGCACGGAGAGAACTGGTATCTATGAGCTGGACACAAAAAAGGGGAGGCTTTCGCCTCCCCGTCGTTATTACCAAGTCTCGTCGTCTTGGCAATCTAAGTCCTTGCCCGTCTGTGCCTCCTCTGCCCAGCACTTGTTTTGCTTCTCCTTAAACTCCAGCTCCTTATCCAGTCCGTAGACTCCCATCACAGCTATCGCCATCGCTGAGAATAACATTAGGATTGCTGCCCTCTGTTCTTTCTTGCGCTCGATGCGTCTGCGCTCACCGATTGATATGTACTTCTTCTTAACGTCTAGCATGTCACTCTCCTTTCATTAGCTTTCTAACTTCGGCTCTCAGTGTATCGACTACAACCTCCGCCCGCTCCACCATGACCGGAACGCGGGGCGCATCCTTCCGCAACGCGGATAAACCTACGTCTAGCATGTCGGCGCTATCTGTCAGCTGCCTGATTAGACGTCCGCGAAGCTGTTCCAGTTCGTGTTGCAGAAGAGTAATTTCGTCAGACATTTTCACTCTCCAATTGTGGGGCGGCTTGCGCCGCCCCGTTGTTATTACTGTCCAGCGGTTTCGTCGATTTTCCACTGTGGATAGGTATCTACCTCTCCGTCTTGATTCCACGGATTCAAGTTCACCACTATCACGGCGGGTATGGATTTCAACCCGAGTAGAATCGCTGCCTCGAATACCCAGTAGTTATCTAGGAATTCAAAGTAGTCCCCATTCTTACCCATCAGGATTGGCGGGATTCCGGATAATTCCATTTCCCTTGCGTAATCCGCGATGGCGGGATTCACTCCCACGTTTTCCTGCATATGACGAACGACGCGTGCATAATCAGGTATAATGTCGATTGGCACCTCGCGGACGCTTGGCACTACCCAGCAATCGCTGTAGTAGGCACTCGCGTATGCTTGCATGTCATCTTCCCAGAACTCACGATTCTTGACTAAGAGCCCGTTAACTGTATCGCCTGCAATATTAAGGTTGAGCATGTCACTCTCCAATGTGTTGCGACACCATGCCGCAACGTGAGAACCATTATACTCCCATTTTACCAGAAGTCAAGTTTTACGATACTAATATAGGAGGGGGGAGGGGGGTATCCCACCCGGGTGGCACCCCCCAAATTTGAACTTGGTACCATCACACACCCCATACCCCATAATTTGCACAAACGACCCCACCACATTCAAAACTCGCTATATTCAAAACTATATTATAAAAATCGCCCCAGATATTTGTCAGCTTACTTCCACTACAACAAGTCGCTTCCCATTCACCCGAACGTGGCTATACTATTTCTGTCACTGACTTAGGGTGCCCCATGTCTGAGTACATCCCAGATATAGAAGAAGCTGTCCCCCTGCCGCCTAACGTCGCTGCTGCCCTGCAAGATATGTCGCCAGCTGAAGAACTTGCGATGCGGGCACGTACGCTCAAGCTGTTGGCGGATATGACGGACACCCCCATCGTCCCTGACGAGGAGGACAAAGACGTAGCCATGGAGATGGCTAAAGAGATGATGCAGAACCCGTCTCTACGCCCCGATTATGCTAAATACACCGATGAAACCATGGCGTATCTAGCGGGGATGATTACTCAGCATAAGGTTCAGCTAGTCGATGAGCTATCTGAACTGAAGATGTATGTCGTTAATAAGCTGATATTCGAGGTGGAGAATGCTAAAACCTCCAAGGATCGGATATCTGCCCTGACGAAACTAGGAGATATTGACGGCGTAGACGCCTTCAAGCGTCGTACAGAGGTAACTCACGTCGTTAAATCGCTGGAAGAGGTGGAATCAGAGCTTTTGAGCACGCTGGCAGCACTGAAATTGACCGCTATTGATGCGGATTTCACTGAAATAACCCCAGACGTGCCCCTTGCGGACTGAATATGGCAGCAGTAGCCCCCAAAATTACGCCGGAACACATAAAAGCGCTGGAAGCAGCGCTTCCTACTCTGCCAGATAAGCAGAAAAGACAGGTTGCGGATCTTTTACGTCAGTATACGACGCAATTGACTCAGCAAAGAGGCAAGGATTCCTTTCTGGATTTCATTAATCACGTATACCCCGGGTATATCGTGGGTCCCCATCACCGCCGCCTTGCTAAAATCTTCGAGGAAATTGCTTCCGGTAAGAAAAAGCGGGTGATAGTTAATATTGCACCACGTCACGGTAAATCAGAGATGATTTCCTATCTTGCTCCGGCGTGGTTTTTGGGCAAATTCCCCCAGAAAAAAGTCATTATGGCCTCACACACTGCCGATCTCGCCGTTAATTTCGGTCGCAGAGTGAGAAACCTCGTCGGTAGTGATTTATATCATGATATTTTCCCACAGGTAGAATTGCAAGCGGATAGTAAATCCGCATCGCGGTGGGGTACTAACTTTAATGGCGAGTATTTCGCCATTGGTGTCGGCGGCGCATTGGCTGGACGAGGCGCAGACCTCTTCATTATTGACGACCCCCACTCCGAGCAGGAGGCAAAACAGGGGCGTGCGGACGTATTCAATCCTGCGTGGGAGTGGTTTCAGTCCGGCCCCGTACAGCGCCTTATGCCGGGCGGTGCCATTATTGTCGTCATGACGCGGTGGTCAAAGCTGGATCTTACGGGCCAGATCGTTGATCACATGACCAAGAATGATGACTCCGACCAGTGGGAGGTGGTGGAGTTCCCTGCCATCCTCAATGAGAAGCCGCTATGGCCTGATTTCTGGTCGTTGGACGAGCTGCTGGCTAAGAAAGCCTCCATGGACCCTCGGTATTGGCAAGCCCAGTACATGCAGCAGCCCACGGCTGAAGAAGGCGCACTGATAAAAAGGGAGTGGTGGAACGTCTGGGAGGAGGATTCTCCACCCTCGTGCGAGTTCGTCATCATGGCCCTAGACGCTGCACAGGAGAAGAACACCCGTGCGGACTATAACGCCCTGACGGTGTGGGGCGTCTTCCTGAATGAGTCCACCGGTGTCCACAACATTATCTTGCTGAACGCCGTCAAAGAGCGTCTTGAGTTCCCTGAGTTGAAGCAGATGGTGCTTAACGAGTATAAAGAGTGGGAGCCAGACAGCTTTATAGTAGAAAAGAAGTCGAACGGCGCGGCGTTGTATCAGGAGATGCGGCGCATGGGCCTGCCGCTGATGGAGTTCACCCCCGGCAAGGGACAGGACAAGATCTCGCGGGTAAATGCAGTTACGGATCTGTTTGCTGCGGGCCTTGTCTGGGCTCCTGATCGTAGGTGGGCTAGAGAAGTCGTGGAGGAATGTAACGATTTCCCTGCCGGTCGTAACGATGACTTGGTAGACTCTACAACATTAGCATTGCTCAGATTCCGCCAAGGGGGCTTTATCAAGCTACCAAGCGATGAGCCTGAGCCCATACAGTGGTTCAAATCCAGCCGCGCCAGATCTCGCGGCTATTATTAGGAGAAGGCTATGCCCCGTGGAAACCCTTACGCCCGCAAGATTACGCCCCCTAAGAAGGCCCCCGCTGAAAAACAGAGCGCATTTGAGTGGCTTCGGAATCGTCCGCGTACGTCTTTTCAAGGCCCGACAGCGTTTGAATCCGTTTCGGAGATTAAAAACCCCAAGGCTTCAGCCCCTACTCGCAGTGCCGCGCCGCCTAAACCTGCTCCTAAGACTCCGGCTAAACCCGCTCCTAAAGCCGCAGCGCCTACGTCTT